GTATCAAACGAGACTGATAACGCCTCTTCAAGTATCTGTGTAATCGAACCTTTGTTCTTATCAGACTGACCATCAAGAATTTGAATGCTTTCCATAATGGCATTATAGACAGCACGATCTTGACACCACTTTTCAGTCTTTTCTCTTACCCAGTCATAGTCAGCATCGGTCGTTGATTCAATTTTTCCAAGAATGTCTTTACACGCATCATAGTCGCCTTGTGTCATTCCAAGGTTTTCAAGTTCAATGTGCAATGCAGACATTGACGGTGGTCCATTGTATTCGTTGAAATACTCACGAATCAGACCATAGACTTTTGTGTGTGGTGTGTCTGTAAAGTATTCATCCTTGAGATAAGGCAACACATTCCGAAGATAGAACTCATCACTAATCAGTCTTGAGAGAATGATGTCTTCAATGTTATCACTCTTCAGAATCATTCACAAACTCCTCAATCTCATCTTCTTGAATGATAGAACCGTGTGATACCTGATAACGTTGTTGAATGTAGTCGTTGAACTTTTTCGATGTAATGATCGGCATCCAAAAGTCTTTGGTGTTTGTGTCTTTGATACGATACTTCTTATCTTCGACTTCGCCAGTTTCCATATCAACTTTTGCATACCAACCTTGATTTGGTTTGACAACAAAACCACCATCAATCGCAACATCAAGAAGACCTGACCATTTACTGATACCACCGTCCCAAGAAACGCTGACAGGAATCTTTGACTTTTCTTTGACATACCTTGACTTTTCAACATTGATGATAAAGTCATAACCAAGAACTTCTGTGCCTTTCTTATCTTGACGGCGACCAATAATGTAAATGTTGTCAGCGGAATAGTAAGAACCAGTTCCGCCCCCCACGATATCTTTTGGAAACATACCAATCTCTTTGTAGGTGTGATTGACTACGACCATTGGAATGTCTTTCATCGTCAGGTGTGGTGTCACCATACGAAAGAGTGACTTGATTTGTTTTGCGCGAGACATATCCGCAACAGATTTTTGATCCATCGCATCTTCAACTTCTTTCTTTGATGCAAGGTTGCCAATCGAGTCAATGACCATAACAACACGTTCTCCGCGTTTAATGTTATCCAGTTGTTTCATCACATCAAACTTCAGTTGTTCAACATCAGTGATTGGCGTATGCAACACACGATCCATATCAATGTTGAATGACTCGAAGTATGACTTGGGTGTTCCGAACTCAGAGTCATAGAACAACAACGCTGCGTCAGGATACTTTTCCATATAAGACTTTGCCATCAACAGACTGAATGCGGTCTTGAAGTGTTTACTTGGTCCAGCGAACATTGTCAAACCGGGCGTCATTCCGCCATCAAGTTTGCCGGATAGTGCGACATTCATAATCGGAACCGATGTCGGAACCATATCTTTGTCATTGAAAAATTTAGATTCGGAAAGAACTTCCGTAGATTTGATTGTTGAAGTTTTCTTCAGTTTTTCTAACATACTCATATAACATCACTCCTCAGTAACTAATAACATTATAAAACAATTTCGATTACTTTGTCAACCCCTTTGTCCAAGATGGACTGAATGCATCCTTGTAATTTGCAACCGAAGTTTTCTTTCGATCCACACCCTGTTCCCCCTCTTTGAAGTTCGATGTGGATGTCCTTGCCCAACAAACAACTTGTTCGGGATGACAAACATACAAGGGCAGTTTGCTTGCACGTTGCATCATCAACCAACGATCAACACCGACACCGACACCCTCATCTCGAGCGTGTTCCCATAACCATTTTGCAGTGTTCGGTGTCAGACCACAGGCGTGAACGCCAATCGCACGGCGAATCTCAATGAATTCTTTTGCGGGTCCAATTGGATTATAGTCATTCACTCCCGCAACTCGATGACCAAATGTTGTTACCGCCATATCTGGAATGTCAATGTTTCGAACATCCCCTTTCACAATCGCATCGTGTTCAAGAATAATGCAGGGTTTGTCTAACTCAATGATTCGTTTCCAACACTTGATGTGCGATGAATGACAACAACAGTTGCCCATTGTGTTCTTGTATCTTGGAGACTTCTTCGCACCAACGGATTGAAACGCTTCTTCACATTCGAGAAACTCAACCGCATCAATGAACTCATATGGTAGGTTGTGTTTCTCACAAGACTCAGCGCAATCAGCAGCATACTGTTTCGATAACTCAACCGCTTGACGGCGAATAATCAAGGCACGGTCAATTTTACTCACTGATTCCGTGTCCTTCTTTTGAACCCATTTGCATAATAGATTCTTCTTCGACTTCTACGTATTTTTTGCCATCTCTCATCACGGTCTTTTGACTCATTAGTGAGTAGTTTGCCGCGATCAACAATAGAATCGCCATTGGATCGAACACGAAGATAAACGCGATGATGACCCAACGAACCGCATCTTCTAATCTTTCTTCTCCATCATCATAAATCAATTGTGCGATGTATAGAACCGGACCAACTTCTAACTCAACCGCATTCACTTCTTTCTGTAGTTCAAGTCGTTCGGTTCGAAGTTCATCAATACGATCCTGTGATGACTCAATGATTTCAGTCAATTCACTTCGTTGTTCTTCCTGTCCTTCACGAACCGCGCGCGCACCATTCGGACCTGAAATACGACTGAATTCAATGAGTGTATTCACTGTTTCATCCAGTTGTGATACTACTGATTCAGCATTGTCAATTCGTGTTTGTTCTCGTTCGATCTGTTGATTCAATCGTTCAATCACCAATGAGTTTGAACCAACAGTTTGCGTTTGGTCAAGGTGCGCCTTTGATAAGAGACCAAAGATGCCCATACTGGTAAGCATCATTGCGATAAAAACTAAAGGCATCATAAAGTATTTGATGCGTGTTGGTTCATTCCAGTTTCGATATATCCAACTAACACCAACGATCTTACCCAACTCAATCACCGAACCCATCACTAACGCAAAGGTAGGCATTCCCGCGAAGATTGCAACAATACCAAAGATTGCAAAGACCGCGGCGGTGGTTGCCATTCCCAATGCGGTGATCAACGTGATGATAGGGAATATCATTTACCTGCAACCTCATCTAATTTTTCTTTGAACTGTTGAATCTTCTCGACACGATCAGGCCAATAAATGTAATCTTTTTCTGGATTGGTCGCGAGATTTTTCAACAAAGGAATGACCATACGATACAGAGTTTCAGTTCGAGACTTCCAATCATCAACTTGTTCTTGTAATTCGGACGATGTATTTTGAACTTCCTGACGCGCTTCTTGAACTGCATCAAGCGCATCTTCATCCATCATTGTGAATCCGAAGTCAAAGTCTTCTAATTTTGTTTCTTCTTTCATCCAAAAAAGTCCTCGATAGTATTTCGTTTCTCGTGTGTCCAACCAATCGTGTGCAGAATCACATTGACGGGATCAAGATATCCCTTCGCAAACTGCATCTCATAGTCAATGTATTGATTCAGACCAAACTCTTTTGGAAGAGTATCAGGACACGCAATCACCTTATCACGAATCGGATTCGGTAGTTTCAGATAACAAAAACGAATCTTCTCACCGTCATTGATTGATTGGTATTTTTTCTCTAAGTTGTATTTATTCAGATAGTGATTGTATAACAACGCACCCTTGACCTGTAGGGGAGTCGCCTTTTTGTAGATGGTGTCTTTGTCTTCATATGACTCGGTATAAACTTGACCATTCGGACTCTTCACCGTCTTGATGAAGTTGATACCCCGTGGAAACGCAACCTGTTCAAACGGTAACTGATAGAACTCATCACGAATCTTTGCGATGTATTTCTGAACAGATTCTTCATTCTCGTTCATAATGAGTCGCAGTGTGTTCTTGATATACTCACGACAGACTGCAGGTGTTGAACTGCGAATCGCTTCGATACCCATCATCTTGAGTTCAGGTGTATCAAACCGAACACCTTCGGAATCATACACGTTCATAATGTATCGTTTCTTTGCAGTCCAGATACTCTTGTCAGCGATGATCTCACGTTTCATNATCATCTTNTGTTCATACGCATTCATATATTCTTTCAGTTCGTGATAGGACTTATCAATGAATGGTTCGATCTTTTGTTTTGCGACATTATCAAGAAAATCCACTACGGTGTTTGTATCAACATCTTTGTCGCCATAGACCTGTGAGACCAATCGATCAAAACTGATATAGACTGAATCCGTATCCGATGCAATCACATAATCTTCATTGTTCGTTTTCAGTATCTTGTTCATATACTGATTGATCTTTTTCTCAATCCAACGAATCGATAACTGACCTGACATTGTGATCGCTTCTGCATTCTCAGTCTCATACCACCGAAAGTATTTGTTCGCCACTGCACCATAGGCACTGTTCAACAGAATCTTGAGTGCGTGTTGCATATTGTGATAGATCGATATCTGAGTCTTGAGTTTCGGATCATTGGTTTCCTGATACTCACGTTGTGCATCCAACATCTTACTCTTGAACTCTTTTCTACGATCATACATTCGTTTCATCAACTCGGGCAAAAATCCGCGTTTGTCAGTCTTGTAGAACTGTGCGTTCGGAGTCACTGTGAGGTTTTCCCCTTTCAAAACATCAGTGTTGATCGATTCTTCGAGATACATATCTACAGAACCAGTGTGACACAANCTATGAAACTTCGGATCACAGTCATAAGGATCAACGTGTGTTTCTGGTGAGATGTTGTATTGCATAATCAGATGTGGATACAAACTGTTCAAATCGAAACTCATCACCCACTTATGCATACCAACGTGAGGGTCTTTGACATAACCACCTTCGATACCCTGATGTTGCACCACCTGTTTTCTTGTGGTGGGAATCACGATCTTACGATCCATCAGGTAGTTGTGAATAATCGTATCCCAGTTTGTGAGAGTGCTGAGAGAGTCATTGAAGTTTGTTCCTGAATCATAAGAGATTGCAAAGATCTGATTCAGATAACCAAGATGTTCATCCAACATAAAGATCAAATCAACATCTCGAAGATTGTATTCGATGAACTTTTGAAAGTCATCACGATACAAGGTAAAGAGATTATCGTGTTCTGAATAGTCAAGTTTCTTCTCATCGAGTTCAATCTCAGCGATTGCATCCAAACGATAAGACTCTCGTGGTTTGAGTCGAAACTTCTTATAGACTGCCATATAATCAAGACACGCGATACCCATCAACCGATAAGAGGTCTCATCTTTCGTTCCAAACTTCACCGAATAGTCTTGAATGATACCCCAAGGTGANAGACGTTTCTCGGACTCATCTCCCAACACATATCGAATGCGATTGACAAGATAGGGAATGTCAAAGAACTCGGTGTTCCAACCGGTCAATACATCAACGTCAAGGTTCTCCCACACCTTCAAAAACTTCTGAAGTAGATCGGTCTCATTCTCACACTTCACATAGTAAGTGTTGTCATCATCTGATTTGAAGTCACCACACCCCAACGCGATTCTCATATTGCGTCTTCGAAGTGCAATCGCGGTGATGGGTTTGTTTGACTGTGATGGATGGGGAAAACCATCATCCGACTGAACCTCAAGGTCAATCGCTACGATGTTGATCTTCTCAGTATCTGGTTGAATGTCTTTGTAGTTCTCATAAATATACACGTATGGCCATTTGTCATAACCAAAGATTTCAATGCCTTCGACATCAGAGTATTTCTTGACGAAGTCTCTCGCATCTCGAATCGTTGAAAATGATTTTGGTTGGACATTCTGACCGTGAATGTTTTTGTAACCAGTCTCCTGTTGTGATAGAACAAAGAGTTCAGGTTCATAGGAGACTTTTCTTTGAATTCGTTGTCCGTCTGAATCAAAACCACGGACATAAAGGTGATTGCCAATATGAAAGATGTTTGTATAAAATTCGGTCATAAGTTACGCTCCATATTCATAACACCATTCTACCACAGAAGTAGGCAGACAGTAAATAGGAAATCGAAAATGGATAGAAAAAGAGTGCGCGATCAACTCATTCAGGATGAAGGCGTTGTGTATGAAATCTATAAAGATCATCGTGGTTTCAAAACCTTTGGAATCGGACACTTGGTGAAACGACACGATGAAGAATATGATTGGGAAGTTGGAACACCCGTATCTGAAGAACGAGTGTGGTCTGCGTTCGAAGAAGATTTGGATATTGCTATCAACGACTGTCTCGCATTATATGATGACTTTGAATCTTGGCCGGCAGAGGTTCAAGAAATTCTTGTGAATATGGTATTCAATCTTGGCCGACCCGGTTTGTCAAGATTTGTTATGTTCAAATCTGCCCTTGAAGAAAGAGATTGGCGACTTGCCGCACAATACGGAAGAGATTCCCTGTGGTATCGACAAGTCACCAATCGTGCTGAACGCCTTATGTCAAGACTGGAAAACGTTTAGTCTTTCAACAGTTTGCGTTTAGTGGTTTTGCCGATAGGAATCGTGCGTGGTTTTTTCTCTTCTGGAATTTCAACTCGAAGATGAATTGAAAGAATTCCGTGTTCAAGCGATGCACCATCGACAACCGTGTGATCAGCAAGTTTGAAGGTGCGACCAAAATCTTTAGTCGTAATACCTTTGTGCAGATAATTCAAATCTGAATCATCACGTTTATTGCCTGTCACAATCAGACTATTGTCTTTTGTTTCAATGGTCAAATCTTCCTCAGCACAACCAGCAACAGCGAGTTGAATAGTATATTCATAATCGCCGTGTTTGATTACGTTGTGTCTTGGAAAACCATCATTTGAACGATTGAGTTGATTTTCGATCTCATCAAACAGACGATCAAAACCAACCATATTTGACGGGAAAGTATTTACCATATTTACCATAATTGCCTCCTAAAAGTTTAGCAAGGTTGAAAATGTGACCGGACCATTCCGCATCACAATACTATTTATACAGAATTTTTCACCATATCATAAGAAAAATAATTCAAAAATTCACTACGATTTTCTTGATTGAACTTGCCATCATTTGATTCTAACCACGCATCACGATCAAGAACTAAACTCTCTTCTAATCGTTTGCGCATTTTCTTTGCAGCATCTTCAAATGAAGTAACCAATTCGTGAATTTCCTGAACTCCATCAAGTGTCAATACATCTCCATCGTGACCGGGAATGGTTTGCATTTCAAACTCATTTTCAATCAAGTCATCCCAAGTCATATCAAATTCAAATCCATCATCAGTATCATTGAAGAATACACATCCACCCATACCAATATGAGTGAAATACATTGTCGGATCTAATTCAATTGTATATTTCACGTTTGATCTCCATAACATAATAGTTTTACATTTACATCATCTCTATCTTTAGCCTGTTCTTGAAGGTTTGAAAGATAGTCTCTGGTCATTCCAGTCAAACCCTCTTTCGAACGCAAACACTTATAAGTGCTTCCACTATCGGTGGCAAATTCAATATGATGTTTCATTTCGGTTTCATTCACAATAGTGCTACTCAGACGCCAATCATCGCTGTCTAAGAATCCGCCATTCCATCCCGATAGGATCTTACGAAACGTTCTATCTCCGTGTGTGAGTTCAACCACAACCCATCGGTCGGGTGTAATGTTTTGTTCTGGTGGCATTTTCATTCCATATCTCCAAAGATTTGATCCACGTGATATTCAGTGGGATAGTGTTTCAATAATCGTCTTGCTTCTTGTCGAACTGCACTTGGAATTCTTGGTGTCTGTTTTGGATCACACAAACTGATCAGAAACTTTTCGGTTCTCAATACTGCATTCTTTCTTTCATATGGCATTGTCATTTCATTCACCGTATAATGTCAATATCATTCGCATTGACGTTCCAAGTTTCGACTTGTGTTCTCAATCGATCTTCTGACTTGAGAGACTCATACCGTTTGCCTGCCTTTTTTCTCCACCAATCAATCACACCATCAAGTTCAAAACGATCATAGTTATCTTTCTTAGTCA